GCTACAACTACAGCTATAGAAAAAAATAATAATAGAATATTTGATTGGGGTAAATATAGTTTAAGTAAAAATGATCAAAAAATTGTTATGAATCATATTTCTAACAGAAGAAATCCAGAAGCAGAAGGTACGTTAACAAAGCAAGATAATGCTTTTTTAAATAAAAGGATTAAAGGTAAAACTGGTGAAGAAATTGTAAAAGAATACAACAACAAATTTACAGATTTTGTTAATAATATGGGTAAGTATATATATACATATGATAGAAAAGGGAATAGAATAGATTTTGAAAAAACTATAGATATTGATAATCCTAAATTTGGTGTATTAAATGAATTTATACGTTTCAAAAAAGATGGTAGTATGGACTTTAAACGATTTGAAGATACTGTTTTAAGACCAATAGTTACTGGCGGTAGGCATAAAATAGTTGGTATTGAATCATTGCTTAGATATCAATACGAAACTATAATGGAAAATGTGTTAATTAAAAATAACAAAAATACATTAAAAGATAGAATAGAATATAGGAAAAATAAAAAGTTTGCAGATTTTGCATTTAGATATGTAAATCCAGAAAAGTATTTTCCCAGGACTAATTATGGAGCTACGCAATTAGATAAAAAATTAATGCAGCGTGATATAGAAAGATTAGTAAAAGAAGGGAAAAGTAAATACGAAGATTTATTTTTATTTACAGAAAATACTAGAAAGGAATCAGCTAGAGTTGAAGATAATTTTTTAAACATACAGTATGAGTTTAGAGATAAAAATTATAAAGATGTAGGTTATAGAAATAAACCTAAGAATCTATTGCAGCGTGGTGAAGAGTTTATACAAGGATACGATAGAAGACCTAGCGTTATTAATAAGTACAGCAACCAGATTGCACGTAGCTATTTTAATAATTTAATTGCAATTTATGGCAATAAACAAATAACAGATTTTAAATCTGAATCTAAAGTATTAGATAGAGGTTTAACAAAAAAACAATTAGATACATTACGTAAAGCAGGCTACGAAGGTAATACTGATGTATGGTCAGATTTTTTGTATATATATTTAAAGAATAGTCTTGGTCATCCATCATTGTTAACTGACAGAATACAAAAATCTATAGATAAAGGGGATCCTTTAAAGTTAAAACGTAATCCATATTATCTAACTACAGATTATGCTATGACTAGGGCAATGGAAAGATTATATCAAACTAAAAAATTTGATAAGATGCCATTCTTACGCAATGCTCCAAAAGATCCTGTAGCTAGGCGTGATTATATGGTACGTAGACTTCACGAACTTGGAGTTATGGAGGCTAAGTATAATTTGCTGACATTGTTAGCGAATACTGGATCTATGATGACTAATTTATATGGAGGAGCTACGCAAACTATAGGTAGTGCATCTTTTAAATCGTACTTAGATGGTAAAAGAAACTCAGTTGTTATTGAAAGATTGTTAACAAATAACAAAGGTGAGTTTGATGTGTTTTTTAAAAATGGTAAACCAGTAAAAAACAGAAAAGATTTAAGAATGTATTTTGAAGAACGTGGTATTATAGATAAGTATCTTCAAAATGAATTAGAATATAACGAAAATTTAAAAACAGCTATTAATAAAATGGGTAAAGATGGTGTGAATTTTATGAGAGACATAAAAGCTGCATTAAAACGTGGAGAACGTAATGAAAGTATGCTGCAAATAGCAGAGCGTTACGGTGTTAAAGATGCTATGCTAAGGTCTGGTGGATTTTTTATGTCATTTGGTGAACGTGTAAATCGATTTGATGCATTTTTAGCTCATGCTTTAAAAGCACAAGAAAGACTTGGACCTAATGCAACCAACGCAAATTTGAATGATCCATATATATTTGACGCTGGTTTAAAAGGAATTGAAGCTACACAGTTTTTATATCACAATGCATTTAGACCTGCATTTATGACTACAGCTACAGGTAAAGTGTTAAGCAGATTTAAGTTGTTTGCATTTCAATCTGTGCGTACACGTAAAGAATTTTATAGAGCTGCTAAAGGATATGGATTTAAAGAAGGCACACCAGAGTATGAAAAGTTTAAAGATTTATTTTTAACAGATTTATTTGCATATGCTATGGCAGGTGCATTTATGTACTCGTTATTTGATACAGCATTGCCACCACCATGGGATTGGATGCAAGATACAGCTGATTTGATGTTTGGTGACAAAAAAGAACGTGATAGAGCATTTTACGGTACATTGCCTAGACCAATAGCACCGCTGCAAGTTGCACTCCCACCTATTGCAAGATTCCCACAAACGTTTGTAGAATTGATACAAGGCGATTGGGAAAAATTTTCTGATTACACAGTACATACTATGTATCCATTTGGTAGAATGGTATATGCAACTAAGAAATCATTAGAACGACCAGAGCGTACAATACATAATTTCTTTAGATTGCCAACAGATAAAATATCATATAGAATTAAACGTGAGCAAATTCGTGAAGCACGACAAGAAAGGATTGATGAGTTTTTAGATGAAGGATAAAATTAGAATATTAGATAATGTCTTTAATAAGACTGATGAAACAGAAATGTCATTTAAGCGTCAGTTGTTTATGAACAATCCACCACAAGATTTAAGAAAACATGCTGAATCATATGATATTGAATGGGGTTCCAGGCTATCAAGTTATATGTTAGATTATTATTTAAAAACAGATGGTGAAATGAAAAAGCCTGATTTCTATGAAAAAGCAGGATATTCTGAGTATTTTTATCCAGATGATCCAGAATACGAAGATATTGAACCTGAAATAGAGTAAATAGCATTTAAGCCCTGTAACAGCCTCGTTACGGGCATATCTCTTTATTATCGATACTTACCATTAAAAAAATAAGATAAGGCTTTTTAGCCCTATTTTAACGTTAAAAATATCCACAAGTTGTAAAAAAAAGGCGCAGCCGAAGCCACGCCCTTAATTTACATAAGATTCATCTTTATATTACGCTTTGTAGATGCCATCCATGGTTGAGGTTTGATTAGTTCAAGCCAATCTTCTACGCTCGGTATGAATCCAATGTCTTCACGAACGTGTTGCTCTGCGATTGATTTAGTAATAACCTTCTTACCATTAGAGTTATATATATAGACACCGAATTGTTTTTCACATTCTGCAATTCCTTGTGAATGGTGTCTTAATGCTCTGTGTCTTATATCTGCAAAGTGTTCTTTTGATTCATCAAACCATTGGTGGATTGCAAGATAGTCATCTTCTTCACCACCAAATAGTTTTACTGATGATTTACAATGATTATATGATTTCATTAAAACTTAAGATATGGTTTCTGCAATTCAGGTTTAGCATGTTCTTCTACAACGTAGTATGCATCTATGCCTACCTCAGCTCTACCAAAATTTATATCTACAGTACCACCACCACCATCGTTGTTGTACCAATCATAAGTTAACAAGTCATATACTATTTCTGATATTTCATCGTATTCATCGTCTTTATAACTAAAGTAATGTGTTCCTTCGTCAATATTTCCTTCTGTAGTTGAATATACTTCTGTTACTTCTCCAGAATCTCCACAACCATTATATGTTACATGTATTAGCTTATAACCCTTTTTAATATATTTAGGTGCTAATGTTTTGAGCTTATCAAGAGCCTTGTTTTGTCGACTGTTTTGATCTCTTCTCCAACGTGCCATAATGTCTTGATACGATTCATGTTCAATTGATGTTGTACTAGGCATTTTGTTTCCTCTTTCCTAAAAGCCTACGAAGTTTAAGTTGTTGCATACGGTGATACGCAGCACCGTCAGGTGTTATTCTACCTTCGTCTAACAACCTTTCGTAGATTCTTATTGTTTTAATTGTCTTGTGTTTCTTCATTCTGTTTTTCTATAATTAACATAGCTTTATCTAAAACATTTAGATATGATAATTTAGAAACGCCATCAATCACAGACTTCGCAATTATTGCTTTGATACTCTGGAGCTTGTCCAGGATCACTTCCTTGCTTGGTTCTCCCATTGTATTTCCTTCCATAGTTAGGTTCTAATGCATCGTAACTAGTATCTTTATCAAGAACCATATTTATTATTTTTTGTATTTGTTTAAGTGCATACAATAAACTTTGCTCTTTGTTCATTCTATTCTCCTGCTATTATGCCAATGATTGCTAGTAAATCATGCAGTGGAAGTATTACTAATGGGTCTTGCCTGTCCTCTTTGAGAACCTGCCAATCCACTACTTCAATATTTGGTTTAATGTATTCGGCTACTTTCTTTCTAGCTTTTACTTGTACTTTTAACTCTGGCATTTCTTTGCCATCATATACTGCTGGATGTTTTGCAGCTATATCTACTTCTTCATGGTGACCTAATGCTTGACCATTAGAACCCCATGCCCTACGTACATCCCAGTTATATTCTTTAAATATGTCTACGATTAATCGTTCTACCCTGTTTCCTTTTTGTTTACTCATGACCATACAGTTAGTCCTCCAAATACTTCGTATTTATATACGCCCATACTGAAGTGTATATGACCACCTTTATGGTCACCAAAGGTCAAGCTAGAATGCAGTAGTCTGCATACAGATATCTTGTATCCTCTGATGTTGTTGGCTCCTACATTTAATATTTCAAAGATAGGAAAGCCAAATAATTTAAGTTTCATATGTTCTCCTATAACAAATAAAGGGGAGCCACATACCAAGTTTCTCCCCTAAATCTGTTATTCAGCTTGTACAAACTGAAATGTTTCATGGTTAAAATAACAACGCAGCTTAAATCCTGATTCGTCACGTGCTACGATAGATTCGATAACACGTGCTTTTGATTCTGGATTAGGTGCTTGTATACCTAACAGTTTGTCTGATTTCTGTTCTATAGACGAATCACCTTTTGCACTATGCCTAGTAAGTGTACCATCAAAGGCTGCACTCTTACTAATATGACTAATTGCAAATATCATTACATCGTATTGCTGTGCAATCTCTTTGAGTTTGCTAACAATCTTCTGAGTTTTAACAAGTGGATCATTTGAATAATCTACTCTTATCTCATCAATTGTGTCAATAACAATCACAGTTGGTTGTAATGTAGTGATTACATCTAATATGTTATTAAGCTCTGGTGATACTGTTAGTATCTTGATATGACCAAGTTTATCTTTAGCGTCTTGTATAAACTTAGTATTGTCTTTGGCATAATACTCAGTTACTTTTTGCTTAGTTGCACCAAATGCAATCTGACAAAACCTACGCCACATCAATTTTTGATTTACTTCTAGCGATAGATACAAACACTTAAACTGATGAGTCTTAGCTACAAGGTTTTGTATGAATGCAGTTTTACCTAACTTAGTATCTCCTATCATTGTTACAAGCTCACCTACAGTAAACTTGTAACTAGAGCCAATGTTGTAAATGTCATTGAGGTCAAAGCTTTTTTCTTCGTAGTCACGCTTGACAAACTCAGAGAAGTCATCTGACATAGTAGATGCATTGTGTACTTCTATAGTATAGTCTTTAGCTTTGTAAAACTTACAGATGCTATCGCAATGTTCTTCCATTATATTGTCATTGCAGCTATACCCTGTATGTTCCCAGCTGTACACAGTATCTAGTATTCTATCTACTTCTTCACCTACGTTAAAGCTAGGGTCCCAGACACCAATCAGAGCTTTGGCACCTTCTTGCGTAACTCCGTTACGTTTCCAAGCTGACACCATACGCAATACGGTTTGATGCCTTTCGCCTGGAATTGGACCCTGCTTAAACATTTTTTGTACACATGTTACATGAGATGTGTATTGATGCGTACCATTAGGCTTTTGAGCTGGTTTTATTGGATCTTTATTTTCTACGTATATAATATCATCTTTCCAATAAGGATCAAAGCTGTAAGGATACCTTACTTCTAATTTACCATGTTCTCGTGGATCTACTTTAGCTTTACCTACAAAATACGGATAGTTAAAGTTAAACAACTCTTCTTCTGTAATTGGTATTTTGTAAGTATTGTTCTTAGTATTGTATGAATACTCAGCACGTATAAGTCGTGACCTGTCATAGATTACATCTATGTCATAGTTCTTAAACTTATTTTTGAGCGTAAGTTTCATAATATTTGGTAAGTCTTTACGTGGACCTAGCTTGAACAAGTCAGCTACATATATGTGAAATCCAGTACCACTAAACCAAATATCTGTGTAAGTACTCTCAACCTCATCAAGAATATATGAGTATAAAGCTCTTACGTTAGTCAAATCCTCGTCTTTTACATCAACATCGAGTATTATCTTGTCTATCTCGTAAGTGCCCTCATATTCCTTGATATAGCCATTAAACGATTCATCGTACAAGAACATAGAACGAAACACTTCTGTTTCTGGCTGTAGATACTCCTCTAGTTTATCAAGAGTATCTACATTGCCTCTATTACTAACGCTGCCAACAGCTACTTCTATTAGATTGTTTGTAACACCCATCTGTTCTCCGAACCATTTATGGTGATAATCTTATTTACGTCAAGTTCTGGTATTCTACCTGTTTCTTTTAACTTTCTCCATGCTCTAGAATATGTACTACCATTATGTAGTTTATTGTAGTAATGTTTACCAAATCTACGTGCATCTTGTTCTATTTCATGTGAAGTTACAGTAATCATATTTTCATATTTTTTAGATGCAAGGAACTCAATTAAGATGTCCCTTGCAGTCTTTTTACCAGTCACTTATGTCGCTCTCTTTGAACTTTGCTTTATCAGTATCCATAAGATCTGGATTGTATGATTTAATCCAGCCATTTGCTACAGACTCTTTGAATTTATTAATCAATTCCGATTTAGGTTTTCCTTGTGCTAAGATATTCTGAAAATCCGAATACTGTAGCTTACCATTATCTTTACGTTTAGTCACATAAGATAATCTTTGGAATGTTTTACCCATGCATTCACTCAATACTTTATCACTAATAGACTTAGACATAAGTTCAGCATCATCAACATTTACACCTAGTTCACTAAAGAAGAACTTTACCTTTACAGCACTACCAAGTCCTTCGACATCACCAAAGTCATTCTTCTTAAATGACCCACCGATGTACATAACTGGTTGAAAATCTCTACCAATATCTAGTGTTACATCAACACCTAAATCATCTTTGTATTGCTTTTGCCATACTTTACCATCGTAGCATGGCTGAACATTTACAATGTTTACCTCGTTAACGAAAACACCTTGCATGTATTTTTCTACCATTATTTCTCCTTATCTTTGCGTTCTTTAATTACTTTGTTTATTTCTTCAATGCGTAAAGCAGCGTCTTCTTCTGATGTATTTGCATCATTCATAATAGCTTTTACCCTAGCTTTGCCTTGAGGTGATAGATGATTACTACGAGATAATCTATCTAGCTTTACACGTTGCTCTGGTGTTATACCTCCTTTGGTTGGCATATCACCATTAATTGAATTTGGTACGTACTCTAAGTCACGTATGTCCTCGTTTATCCATAGGTCAAGACCAAAACCTGTAGCCATACTAATTGCCTTTGCAACTGCACGTCTGAATGTATTCTCGACTTGCGCTGCATCAGGATTAGATACTGCTTGGTTTTTATAGTCACGAACTGCAAGATACTCGTTATGTACTAATTCATCACCATTATTTTCATAATGCAATTGAACGTGGACCATTTTACTTTGTCCTGTATCAATTATCTGTACTAGTTCGTATTTTGCATTTGGATCTATTTCTTTTAACTTGTCCCAGCAGACTGCCCAAGACAGGTAATCAAACCTACCTTTTTGTTCTACTGAGTTTTTGTACTCATCATGTCTGAGTATGTGAAAGGGATGTTTTGGACTATCGTCAGTCATGTTTACTCCTTATTATTAACCTTGTCTAGAATTTTTTTATATTTAGTTTTACTAAACATTTCTTCTAGATTTTGGTCTTCATCTGGTAATAGATGTATTTCAAATTTGTATATATCTTTCTGATCTTCTTGTGGTATTGTTATATAATCAGCAGGTCGCCATCCTGTATAATCATAATCTATCTCATATTTTTTTAATACATCTAAAAATTCACTATATGTCATTTTTTTCTCCTCATAAAAGACATAAAAGGGGGAGGAAAAACTAAGATAGAAATCCTCCCCTTGCAAGTGCAATCGTAATTAATATTGTTTAGCCTTGACTAAATCAGACCAAAGATCCGCAGCTGGAATCTCTGGAAAATACAAATCACGCTCTATGGTTAGACCTAGTGGTAATTTAATAGATTGTAATTCCTTCATGGAAAATGAACCCATTTCTAGTCCCATCCAATCTACAATACCCCAAGCGTAATCTTCGTCTTTATCCATGTTTAACAGATACCAGGTACCTGCACCCATAGGATTAAAGAACTTAGCTACTACGTCTTGTTTATCTATGTCTGAACCATACTGATATTGTTCTTTTGCTTTCTTTTTAATTTTCTCCGTTAATAGCTTCATCTAAATCTCTTTTCTTATTTCTTGCCCACTCATCATCTACCCATCTGCACCAATCTACATAGTCCCATAGGTAAGATATTTCGTGTGGCGGTTTATTAAATTTGAACCAATCGTTGTGTTTCTCAAGATTAGCTACCATTTCTTTTATGTACTCTTGCATAGGCAGAGTCATCTTATCACCAAAGTATTTAGGCATCAGTCTTCCATTTCTGGTAGACCAAACTGTTTACAAAGCTCGTTATATGTTTCTTGACCTGAGCTTGACATACGTTGGTATTCCCAACCTAAATCTTGCAGTTCTGCTTTAATTACTTCTAGTTTAAGATGAAGTTTTTCACTAAGGTTACTTAACTCTTGAAAGTCTTTTTGTGTTACTTCCATTTTTTACTCCTATTTAAAATTTCACTAGGCTAAGCCCCATTGACGCGAACGTTATGGTCAGGGATCTAGCTATAGCTTACGCACTCAGCCTAGCTACATTCGAATTTTATGGGTGATAGGCGAGAGAGTACCTACCACCCACTATGTGCAGACTAACTCCTCAGTCGCAATAAATTTTTAGCATACGTCATCATACTGAGCGTTTGCATATTATCTGCTGACATCCTTGAGTTAGTTCTTATTCTGTACACGTAATCATTATCTTTTATAAACTCCTTGAGTTCTCTCCTAGACATTTGTGCTATCATATTGAAATGATCGTGTTTATGATTAGGGATACACTGCCTAATTAGATAGGCAAATCTATCCCACCTGTTCTTCGCTTGGTTCATTAAGTGTGACATTGTCATCCTCTATTGTTACTTTGTACCCATCGTGTAGATGATGCATTGCAGTCATTACTTCGTTGACTTTGACTTGAGTTACTTTGTTGTACTCTTTAATCACTACACCGTTTTTATCAATTACGACTATGTTGAATTGGGCTTTGTTTTGAATAGCTTCGCTGACTTTTCTTGCAGCTGCACCAGTAAAACGCAAAGTCTGTGTTAAGGCAAAGCCTATGTAACCTATGGTTTTACCCAGCATCGCTGCGAATCTGAGTTTGTTCATTATTATCTCCTATTCTTAAGAATTGATTTTTTCCTTGACCTTGTAAACATTCTACACAAAATCTTACAATAGATTTTTCTCTTGTGTCATTTGATAAGTCTTTTGTGTATACGTTTATTTCAGTCATGTATTCCCATCCATGTTCTTCACACATGGGATGGTTTGCATATACCTCTGACCATTCTGGTCTAGCATCTAACTCCATGTCATGTATATCTGGCATTTTTATATTCCTTTTTAGGTTTTTGTAAAATACATAAATGGGTGTGTAAAAAAAATAGATGGGGGAAGACATAACATCTCCCCCCACATACAGCATAGGACTCTAGAATTATTACGACAACAACCTATTGCTGGTTAGGTAATATTAAGAATGAAAACGCTCCTGACTTACTCTTCATAAGCTTTCCATCCTCATATAATGATTTACTATACATATGCATCTTCATACGTGATAAAGCTTTCTTAACTTCTATCACATCTTCAGCATCTGCATCTTTATTGAACCATACAATATCTCCTTGTTGTACGTCTTCAAACTCTATGTTTTCATACGTATCATCTTCGTTCTTACGTGAGAACCAATAGTTCTGTAAGTTTCTTGATACTATCTTTATGATCTCTTGTACTTTAAGCATTGATTGCTCCTTTTTTAGTTAGTCAAATTATGTAGAGCTACACATATGCATCATCCTTGAAAAGAGTGTGCGTGTAGCCCTACAATTTATTGTGATTTATTGGGACTTGCACCGCGGTACACCTACCCAACTCCACTACATGACTTATACGATACGTCGAAACGTACCATCATGTACACGGCTCCACACAGACAAAATCACAATGTAAGTAAGTGTAATAAGTTTCTAAAACTCTGTTGTATCCCCTTAGCAATTGTTAGCAATTTAACGTTGATACTTCCTATACTTTTAATTACACTTACTAGTAATTCAGAAAAGGGTGTGAATGGACAATAGTTAGATACCTTTATGGTATTTATACTCTAGATGTTTATAACTATCATGTAGATTGTCATAATCATCGTATGCTTTATCTAGTTTCTTTGCAAGTCTAAACGACCAGACAAATGATACAGCCAGTACGAATAATAATGCTAGAGCTAATGGTAATGGTATTGTTACGAATTGCATTTTCAACTCCTTTTTAAGTTAATTTAAATACATAAAAGGGTGTGAAAAGACTATCGTAATAGCCTCATCACAACCCTTGTATGTATGGATTTATAGTTAGAAAGGAATGTCGGTTGCAACCTCTTCTTGCTTAGACTCATTACCTCCGTAAGTATGAGGCATAGTATCTACGTACTCTTTGCCTACATTCTTACACTCCTTGACTACCTTGACAGCAGTACGTGTAGTAATAATAGCTACGCCTAGAGTTACTAGACCAGTGGTTGTTGCAAAGTTAGATATTGTCTTAAACATATTAGACTCCTGAGTTAGTGATTGAGTAGTATTCATACCAGGGTGTGAACAAACTCAATCTGAAAACGTAACCCAACAGCATAACGTAACCGCAAAACCAACGGGGTACGGTAACATAGATACCTCCCACACACAATGTAGATCAATTTTTGAAACTTCATCACATACAATTTGTATAAGTTATATTTTTAAAAGTACATTTGCATATGTCAAAAAAGGTAATATACGAAGTATTCAATCCCAATACTGGTAAATTTGAAGATAAAGAAACCACTCAAGAAGAGATTGATAAGGCATTTGATCAATACCTACATGATTATTCTGCGTATAAAGCAGAACAAGAGATTATTAATGAAATTATCAAACAACACTTATCAAAAGATGAAAGAAACCTTGATTGACTTAATACATACATTTAGTAATGTATTACTAAGTAATGTATATATAACTATTATTTATTATACTATTATTAATCCCTACATACATAGCTTATGAGTCTTTACATTGAGATGATAAAAGAGCCCTTTTCGTACGAACACATGGAAGATGAAATAGAAGAACATACCCAATGGTGTTGTTCAGACTCAATGGACTACCTTGAGCAAATACTATTTGACGAAATATATCAATGGTACTACGGACAAGGTGGGGTTAACTACCACGAACATTTTGATTTATTGTGTAGTGACCAACGTGATTTAGTGCAAGATATTGTAAAAGACATTGCATTAGGAGTTTGGGATTATAACAAGGGGGGATAAGTGGAGATAATTAAAAGAAGATTTATGGGAAAGATGTGTGAGTTCCCTGTATACAGGCAGGAAGAGTCACCATATCCATGCGTATACTGGAAAGATGCAAAAGAACACGACTGGGCTTACACAGATGATGGCTATGTAGCCAAGTGTATCAAGCGTACAGAGTACGAAGTAAAGGATGGTAGAGTAAAAACAGAGGTAAAGCTGACGTGTGGGGTGCAATGGGTGTCTAAAAACTCTAAATTGCTGTACGAACCCAACAGAGCAGCAGGAATTTACTCTATGGTAAAGCCACAGAAGTGGCAAAAAAGAGAATTAAAGAAGAATCGTACGCAAAATGTAGTAGATGCGTACGTAGGACAGCTGCTTACTGGACAAAAACCTGACTG